AGACGTTTTGTAAATTTTGAAGCAGGTACTACAGCAACAGGCTTTTACATAAGTTTTAGAGTATATAGTGATCTACTTCCTGAACCCTTAAGTAATGCACCTTTTACTTATAAATTTGATAAAAATGATATAGAGATTATTATAGGACCCGGATATGATACAGAGGCGTATTCCTCTTTTAGTATAAAGAAAACAATAGAAACTACAACTAATCCTGATGATACTCTTTATCTCCAAATCCATAGTAAAACTCCTGAAAACTTTGGCGCTAATACGTCTACTGGTGATCCTATAAATGTAGTACCTTTTGAAATTAGATTTTATAACTTACTACCTTATAATCCCTAAAGATGGATGCAGAACAACTAGTATTTACAGCTAAAGATGTTATAGGTATAATCTTATTAGCTGTATCAGTTTTAGGTGCTTATTTTGCTCTAAAAAAAGATGTAGAAAAAGCTGTGATGAAGATTAAAGAGATTGATAATCAGTTATTACACAAAGAAACTATAATCTATAAGCGTATGTCAGAAATCAAAGATGAACAGAAGTCCGATCATGAAAAACTTTCTGTTAAGATAGACACCTTGAATCAGCATATGAATACAATTAGTACTAGTCTTGCTGAACTAACAGGTTATATTAAAGCTAAAAAAGAAGACTAAGTTTAAAATTTGGAAATTTAAACTTTTATTATATCTTTGCTTTAAACTTTTAAAACCAATAGTTTATGGCAGAAGAAAAAGAAATGTCTCGTGAGGAATATATTGCTCATAGAGATGAGTTAAAAAATCACTACGCATCTGAGATTGATTTTTTAAAAATCCAAAAAGAGTACGAAACACTTTTGACAGAGATTGACGAGATACGCGCAAGACGTATTGTTAATCAAGTAAGAGTGAGTGAGTTACTAGCAGGACCTTCTAGTGAAGATGAAATGCCTGCAGAAGTTCCAACAAAAGCTAGAAAACTTAAAACAGAGAAGTAATGGCTGTTGTAAATCAAGTACGTAAGACTGTTAGGATGGATCTTTGGAATATTGTAAAATTCCAATTATCCACACATTGTCATCTTAACAATATCAATGTATCTGATTTAGATTTAAACTGCTTGACTTTTCTAGCTATAAGTGGAGAACAAACTTTAACAGATTTTTGTGAAGCTGCTACTAAGAACAAGATTTTTAGTAGCAGCCAATCTGTTAGAAGTGCTGTAACTAAAGCTGAAAGGAAAACACTTATTATAAAAGACGGTCATTATAATAAGACCATAAAGTTAAATCCTGATCTGAAGATACAAACTACAGGTAACATATTGTTAGATTATAAATTTGTAAGAGTTGAAAGCTAAACACTTAAAAGATTTAATTAAGGAGTTTTGTGAAGAAAACTCTTACACAGAAGACACTGAGGATCTTATTTATTTTTATTGGACTTATGTAAGAAAGAGTTTAGTAGCTAAAACTGACTATAATTTATATGTTACAGGTTTAGGTCAGTTTACAATGAATAGAAAAAAGTTAGCTAGAGAACTTGCTAAAAATGAAGAATACCTACGAACCTTAGATAAGAAGGATTATAAAGGATTTGAAAAGTATAATGATATTGAAGCAAGAGTTCTTAAGTTACGAAGTCTTCAGTTAAAAATTTATGATGATATAGAAAAAAGAAACATTTTTAGAAAGAGTCAGAATGATACAAAAAATTAAAACAATCTGGGAAAATAAGTGGTTGATTCTTGAAGGAGTAATAGGTTATTACTTTACTAAGAAGAAGCATAAGAAGATTGCAGACTATAGAATGAAAATCTGCGCGCGCTGTCCATTATATGATACAGTAGGAACTAACTGTTTAGTACCCGGTACACAACCATGTTGTGGTAGTTGCGGATGTTCTCTTGATTATAAACTATATAGTATGTCATCAGCATGTCCAGAAGGTCATTGGGAAGCTATAATGTCTGAAGAAGACGAAGATAAATTAAACGCATACATAGATGGCACTGATATTTAAACCAGAAACGCATAGTTATGTAAGCATTGATCCTAATGAAGATATCACATGGACCAGTGTAACTAGTGTTATATCTAAGTTCAAGAAACCTTTTGATGCAGATAGTATTGCACTTAAATCTTCTAAAAATAAGAAGAGTAAATGGTATGGTATGTCACCAGAAGATATTAAAGAAGCATGGAAAAATGAATCACAAAAAGCGATGAATCTTGGTACATGGTATCATAATCAAAGAGAAACGGCATTGTTAGCATGTGATACAATTAGTAGGGAGGACTTTATTGTTCCTATTATAAAACCAATAGAAGAAGATGGATTTAAAAAAGCTCCTGAACAAAAGCTTAAAGATGGTATCTATCCTGAACATTTAGTTTATCTTAAGTCTGCTGGTATATGTGGTCAAGCTGATCGCGTTGAAGTGATCAATGGTATAGTAAACATCTATGATTATAAGACTAACAAAGAAATCAAAAAGGAATCTTATGTTAATTGGGAAGGTATCTCTGATAAAATGTTGGATCCTCTCAGTCATTTGGATGATTGTAACATTAATCATTATAATATCCAGTTGAGTTTATATATGTATATGATTCTAAAACATAATCCTAGATTAAAACCAGGTAAACTTATTATTGAACATATACAATTTAAAGAAGCAGGTAAAGATGCATATGATAATCGCGTAGTGTTTTATGATATGTTTGGAGAACCTATTGTAGAAAACATAGTAACTTATGAGCTACCTTATTTAAAAACAGAAGTCATAAGTATAATTAACCATTTAAGAGATAATGGCAACCTATAATGAAAACATAGAACTATTTAAGTGTTACGTGCGCGCATCACATTTTACAAAAAATAATGCTGACAATGATACATATCATAAAGCATATGCATTTGCCATACAATCTGTAGCAGGAAAGATACTTACTTTTCACGTTATGACAGACTACGGAATGCTTAGATCACGAGTTCCTATCTCTGAAATATTTATGGAGATACCTAAGAACGATATACCGTTTCATTTTAAGCAACTATGGGATTGTTTCTCTGAAAATGTTAGTGTAATAACATATGATTACTTATATGAAAAGAGATGTCAGGTAGTTTTAAAAGATGGTTCTAAGATATGGGCAACATATTTAATGACTGTTGACTGGTACAGAAATCCATATTCAGATGAACCTTCTGATTATAAGTGCGGTCATATACTTATTGCAGATGATGGATATCTTCTTTGTCAACCAAACAATAGAATTTTCTGGAGAGATTCTAACTGGATAACTAAACCTTTTCCTGTAGAGCCGTCTACATTTAAAGTAGATACTCATATAGAATCAGTCGAAGCTCAGTCAGATAGATGGGTATCAGAAGATTCTAGTAACTACTATTACGAAATAAAAGAAACAACCGATGACAATTAAATTATTTGATATAGAAAATGGTGTAGTGATTCCTACGGAACACTGTTACACTTTATCAACTCTAAAAGATATAATGGATAAATATCCTGAAGACTATCTTAAAGTCTATCAGTATTTATTCTATATGACGTGTCCTAATCCGGATCTTAATCCATTCTTTTATATGATGGAAGAAGATAAGGAAGACATTATTCTAGCAGAAATACAAGCAGAGTTTTCACCAGAAGACAATGGTATTCCTGCAGCTCTACACTTTTGTAGAAAATTATATGAGACACCTACGTCACGAGCTTATAATGGTATCAAGAAGATGCTTGATAAACTCGCTGACTATATGGATAAAACACCTATTACTCACGGACGAGATGGAAATATTACAGCATTAGTATCTGCTGCATCAAAGTTTCAACAGATTCGAGAGAGTTATAAAGGTGCTTACAAAGATTTACAAGATGAACAAACAAGCCACGTTAGAGGTGGACAAGGATTAGCATATGACCAAATGTAATTTATCAGATTTCTTTTTGTACTACAATGAGTTCAGAAAAGAGTGGTTAGCAATACCAAGAGACAAGGTTGCTGAGTTTATGAATAATGCTTCTTTACCAAGTTCTCACAAAGATGTCGTATCTTTGATTAAAAGGATAGAAGATGGCAAAGCAAAACATTGAGAAAGATCCTCCCAAAGGAGATATTAAGTTCTCACTTACTCTTTCAGAAGAACAAAAAAGAGCTAAGGAATTAATCTTACAGAAACCATTTAACTTTTTAATTGGTCAAGCTGGTTCTGGTAAAACTTTGTTAGCTGTACAGATAGCTTTAGATATGCTATTTAAGCGTAAGGTTAACAAAATTGTTATTACTAGACCTACAGTTTCTACTGAAGATAATGGTTTCTTACCAGGTTCTGAAAAAGAAAAGATGGAACCTTGGTTAGTTCCTATTAAGTCTAACATTCGTAAGGTCTACAACAAACCGGAGATTCTTACTAAGTTAGAGGAGAACGAATCGTTAGAGTTAGTATCGCTTACACATTTCAGAGGAAGAACCTTTGAAGACTGTGTATGTATTGTAGATGAGTTTCAAAACTTGACTAAAGCACAGTTACAAATGTGTGTCGGGCGCCTAGGTAAAAATGCTACAATGATCTTTACAGGTGATGCTCATCAGATAGATTTAAAATTTAAAAATGATTCTGCTATTCATGATATATCAAAATTAGATAAGTCAGAATGGGTAAATAAGATTATCTTGCATGATAATCATAGACATGAATCATTGAATGAGATACTAAGATTATTAAATGAATACTAGTTTTATAGACATACCTACTTGGGATAACGGTTCCTGGATTACTACATCTTTTAATACAAGAGAAGAGTATACTGACTTTGTACTATCTATATTTAAGGAACCAGGTAAATATAACTTTGATAATACTAGCTTTCTATTTAATGAACAAGCTAGATTATTTAATAAGAACGGTATTTACTGTACATCACCTCAAGGAAGTAAAGACTATAGAATATATTGGGATCACGAGAAGAATAAGTGTCGATATGGTGCAATTTATAAAAATGCTGGTAATACTTGGTACTTACCAAGAGATTACTACATGTGGTTAAACTTCTTACCTATCTTTAACAAGGAGATCCAGAAGTTTGGTTTCGCGGATGTACGCGATGCACAGTATCATATGGCATTATATGAACTACTAGCAGAATTACATTATAAACATAGTTCTATACTTAAGAAACGTCAGATAGCTTCATCATACTACCACATGGGTAAGATGATTAATCAGATCTGGTTTGAAGAAGGTATTACTCTAAAAGTTGGTGCTAGTCTTAAAGACTATATCAATGATAAAGGTTCTTGGAAGTTCTTGAATGAATATGAAGCATTCTTGAATAAACATACTGCATGGTATCGTCCAATGAATCCAGGTAAAGTATTATTATGGCAACAGAAGATTGAGATTGTACAAGGTACACAGAAACGTAAAACAGAAGTTGGTCTTAAAGGTGTACTACAAGGTATGTCATTTGAGAAGGATCCAACAAACGGAGTCGGTGGTCCATGTAAGTATTTCTTCCACGAGGAAGCAGGTATTGCTCCTAAGATGGATACAACATTTGAATACATCCGTCCAGCAATGCGATCTGGTTTTGTGACTACAGGTATGTTTATTGCCGCAGGTTCTGTGGGTGACTTGGATCAGTGTGAACCTCTTAAAGAGATGACACTTAGACCAGAACCAAATGATATATATGCGGTAGAAACAAATCTTATAGACTCAAAAGGTACTGTAGGTAAATCAGGATTGTTTATTCCTGAACAATGGTCGATGCCACCATTTATTGATGAGTTTGGTAATTCTTTAGTAGAAGAAGCGCTTAAAGCATTAGATGAACAATTTGAAAAGTGGAAGAAAGATCTTAGTCCAGAACAATATCAGTTGCGTATTTCTCAGCATCCTAGAAATATTGAGGAAGCATTTGCATATAGAAAGGTATCCATTTTCCCATTAAATTTAGTGGGTGCACAGATGAGAAGGATTGAAGATAAAACCTATGCTACAGAATTTCTAGATATATTTAGAGATGAGAAAGGAGATGTTGATGTTAAACCTACATCTAAGTTACCAATTAATACATTTCCTGTAGACAAGAAACAAGAAGATAAGACTGGTGTATTTGTATGCTATGAAAGACCTGTAAAGAATCCAGAGTTTGGTATGTACTATGCATCTGTTGACCCGGTAGGTGAAGGTAAGACAACTACATCAGAATCACTATGTTCTATCTATGTGTATAAAACAGCTGTAGAAGTAACTAGGAATGATGGTGAAAAAGTTGAGACTTTTGTAGAAAGAGATAAAATTGTAGCTGCTTGGTGTGGTCGATTTGATGATATCAATAAGACACACGAGCGTTTAGAGATGATGATAGAGTGGTATAATGCATGGACTATTGTAGAAAATAATATTTCTCAGTTCATAAATCACATGCTTTATAGAAAGAAACAAAAGTATTTGGTACCTAGATCTCAAATATTATTTCTAAAGGATATTGGTGCTAATGCTAATGTATTTCAGGAATATGGTTGGAGAAATACTGGTACTTTGTTTAAGAGTCATATGCTTAGTTATGCTATTGATTTCTTAAAAGAAGAGTTAGATCAGGAAGTTAAACCTGATGGTGAGATTGTAAAGACTGTATATGGGGTAGAACGTATACCGGATCCGATGTTGCTTACTGAAATGGCAGCATATCAAGAAGGATTAAACGTCGATAGACTTGTATCGTTTGCTGCATTGATTGCTTTTGCAAAAGTTCAACAAGCAAATAGAGGATATAAAAAGCGATACGAGGAGACAGATAAGGTGAAAAAGTTGGATAACACCAATAAATTCAGTAAATTAAATATGAGCCCGTTTAGACACATTGGATCAAAAGGCTCAGCATTTAATAACATGAGACTACCTAAACAACCATTTAGAAATTTAAGATAATATGCAATTATATAACGCAATTCAGTTAAAGAACGGTGCGAAAGCTGACACTAACCGAATGGGTACACTTAATCAACCCATTCAGTTTATTCCTAGATCTAAGAAAGATACAGACTGGACAGCATGGAATCTTGACTGGTTAGAGTGGGAAGGACTTAAACAAATTCGTCGTAATGCAAGACGAATGATGAAAAACTATAAACTAGCTAAAGGTATCATTGACCGTGGTGATTATATTGTTGAACAAGATAATGAGTATGGTGATCTTATTGAGACACTTACACAAGATGATGTATCTGCACTAGAGTTAAAGTTCTATCCAATTGTTCCCAATGTTGTAAATACATTAGTATCAGAATTTGCTAAAAGGAGTACTAGAGTTACATATACTGGTGTAGATGATATCTCATACAATGAATTATTACAGAAAAAGAAGGATGAATTAGAGGAAGTTTTGTTGTTTCAAGCTGAACAAAAGATGATGATGAAACTAGTTGAAAAAGGACTAGAACCAGATTCAGAAGAGTTCCAACAACAAATGAGTCCTGAGAATATGAAGACTTTACCACAAATTCAAGACTTCTATTCAAAGACATATAAGAGTGCTATTGAGCAGTGGGCAGAACATCAACATAAAGTTGATAACGAACGTTTTAGAATGGACGAACTTGAAGAACGCGGTTTCCGTGATATGTTGATTACAGACCGTGAGTTCTGGCATTTTAAAATGATGGAGGATGATTATGATATTGAATTGTGGAATCCTGTTCTTACATTCTACCATAAATCACCAGAGAATCGTTATATATCTCAAGGTCAATGGGTTGGTAAATTTGATATGATGACTGTTGCAGACGTCATTGACAAGTATGGATGGTTAATGACAGAGGAACAATTAGCATCTCTTGAGTTGATTTATCCTGTAAGATCTGCAGGTTATCCTATTCAAGGTTATCAGAATGACGGTAGTTACTATGATGCTACTAAGTCACATGAGTGGAATACCAATATGCCGTCTCTAGGTTATCGTCAGTATACATCTATGTGGGATAACGCTACCTATGGAGGTGACGTAGTTAACTGGATCTTATCAAATGATGAAGACTACTTTGATATGGGTATGTCTAATATGCTACGTGTAACAACTGTATATTGGAAGTCACAACGTAAGGTAGGTCACTTGACTAAGATCAATGATAATGGTGATGTATTCCAAGATGTAATTGATGAGTCATATAAAGTAATTGATAAACCTCTATACAACACTACCCTTATTAAGAATAAGACTCGTGATAATCTTGTATTTGGTGAACATATTGACTGGATATGGATTAACGAAGTATGGGGTGGTGTTAAAGTTGGACCTAATAGACCTACATTCTGGGGTAGTAATAATCCTGGTGGTGTAAATCCTATCTACTTAGGTATTAATCAGAATCAAATCAAACCTCTTAAATTTCAATTTAAAGGAGATTCAAGTATATACGGATGTAAGTTACCAGTAGAAGGATCTGTATTCTCTGATAGAAATACAAGATCTGTATCTCTAGTAGACTTAATGAAACCTTTCCAGATTGGATATAACATTGTAAATAATCAGATTGCGGATATCCTTGTAGATGAATTAGGTACGGTAATCTTGTTAGATCAGAATGCTCTACCAAGACATTCACTCGGAGAAGATTGGGGAAAGAACAACTTAGCGAAAGCTTATGTTGCTATGAAGAACTTCCAGATGTTACCTTTAGATACATCTATTACTAATACAGAAAATGCATTAGCATTCCAACATTATCAGAAACTGGATCTAGAACAGACTAACCGTCTTATGTCTCGTATTCAGTTAGCTAATTACTTTAAGATGCAAGCATTTGAGGTAATTGGTATTACTCCACAGCGTCTTGGTCAACAGATTGGTCAGCAAACAGCAACCGGTATTGAGCAATCTATCAATGCTTCATACGCACAAACAGAGACTTATTTTATTCAACACTGTGATTATTTGATGCCTCGCGTGCATCAGATGCGTACAGACTTAGCACAATACTACCATTCTACTAAATCATCTACAAGATTACAGTATATGATTAGTGAAGATGAGCGTGCTAACTTTGAGATAAATGGAACCGACTTATTGCTTAGAGACCTAAATATATTTGTAGCTACTAAAGCTAATCAACGTGCTATCCTAGAACAGTTGAAGCAAATGGCTATTCAGAATAATACTACAGGAGCATCTATCTATGATCTAGGTAATGTTCTTAAGTCTGAGTCTATTTCTGAGGTTTCTCACATTCTTAAGAAAGCTGAGATTAAACAAGCTGACCAGAAACAAGCTGAGATGCAACAAGCACAACAAATGCAAGAACAACAACTTCAAGCTAAAGCTGAAGAAGCACGTCAGAAGATGGAGTTCGAAGCATCTGAAAATCAGAAAGATAGAGAAGCTCGTATTATTGAAGCACAGATTAGATCAGCTGGTTATGGTGCTATGCAAGATCAAAATGAGAATCAGCAGTCTGACTACATGGATGCACTTAAACAAATTCAAAGTTCTGATGAATATGCTCAGACTATGAATTTTGAAAGAGAGAAAGAAATAAATAAGCAAGCTGAGCATCGTGATAAGATGACTATTGAACAACAAAAGTTAGCAACTCAACAACAAATTGCGCAGACCCAATTGCAAATTGCGCGTGAAAACAAGAACAAATTTGACAAACCAGAGAGTAAAAATAAGACTAAAAAATAACCTTTTGCTATAGATTGTGATATTCTTTTTTAAGGATATTAATCTATAAAGTTTAAAGTTCTAAATTTGTCGTATATTAATAATGTAAACTCAAAACCAACACTATGGAGGATACAAATAAAACCAACACAGAATCTACTTCTATTGAGCAAGTAGAGATTAACCTAGATGAACTTCTAGGTACCCCGGGAGCAGAAAACGTGATGCTTCCTGATGGAAATGGAAAGAAAACAGAAGTGAAGCCTAATATCTTCAGTTCTATTTCACCAGATCTATCTTTTATTGACAACGACTCGGACGAGGATGACGAAGACGAGTCAAAGGAAAAACCAGTGGATGTGGACGCTCTTATCAAAGATGCAGATCCTGAAGATGACTTTTCAGGTGGTATTGATGATAAAGATGATCAATCAGCAGAAGAAAAAACAGCAGGTCGTAAAAAGATTGACAAGAACGGCATGGTTGAAGTATTCAACAAAATGATTGAATCTGGAAAGATCGTACCTTTTGATGATGACAAACCACTTGATGAATACTCTATGAAAGATTTTGAAGAGTTGCTAGATGCAAATCTTAATGAAATCGAAAGCAGAGTTCGTCAAGAGTTTCCTCTTGAGTTCTTTGATGAACTTCCAGAGGAACTCCAAGTAGCTGCTCAATATGTAGCTAATGGAGGTAATGATCTAAAAGGTCTATTTAAGATTCTTTCTGAGGTAGAAGAGCATCGTGAGCTAGATCCTAGAAGTGAGAGAGATCAAGAAATCATCTTAAGAGAATACTTAAGAGCGAAGAACTTTGGTTCTGATGATGATATTGATGAAGAGATTTTAGGATGGAAAGACAGAGGTGAACTTGAAGAGAAAGCTATTAAGTTCAAACCAAAGTTGGACAAGATGCAAGAACAAGTTGTAGCTCAGAAGCTTGCTCAACAAGAACACATCCGCAAACAGCAAGAAGCGGCTGCTCAGAAGTATATGCAGAATGTATATACAACTTTGCAACCAGGTGAGTTAAACGGTGTAAAGCTAGATAAGAAAACACAATCTTTGCTTTACTCAGGTTTAGTTCAACCTCAGTATCCTTCTATGTCAGGTAAACCTACCAATTTGTTAGGTCACTTGTTAGAGAAGTATCAGTATGTTGAACCTCGCCATGATTTGATTGCTGAAGCTTTATGGTTACTTGCGGATCCGGAAGGATACAAAAGTAAGATTAAAGATCAGGGTAAAGTTGGTGCAACTGAAAAAACAGTTCCTCAACTTAAAACTGAACAAGCAAAAATGCAATCTAGTACTCCTGTAGTTGAACGTGATGAAGCACGTCAACGAAGGATTCCTAGAAATGATAACTTTTTTAAACGATAACCCTTTTAATTAAATAAATAAAAAATGGCAACTCCAGTTTTAAACAATGGTATATTTCTACGAGATACCAACTACCAAGCTAGTTCACACGTAGATTCTTACCACTTGGTTAACATGTTGAGAAATGCAGAACCTATGGATCTAGGACCAGTTGACTTGTGGGCAATGGTTCAGAAAGTAGAAATGCCTCTTTATCAAATGTCTAGCTTTGGTGGAAAGAACGTTATCACAGTCGACAATGCTCGCGGAGAGTACAAGTGGCAAACACCAGTTGTACAAGATCTTCCTTACATTGTAGACGGTGCTTATGTTAATGGCGGACCCACAGATGGCGACACTGTAGGTATGGATGGTACAACATTCCAAATTAAAATTTCTCGTCGTGAGTTCGGTCATGGTGACATTATCACTTACGATAAGTATAACGGAATGGAGATGTACATCACTGCTGATGATATCGTTCCTTTGGGTGATGGTTTCATGTACACCGTTCAATTGGTAAACAGTAACAATACCGCAGGTCTTGATACATCTGTTTACTTGCAACCTGGTGACAAGATCTTCCGTAAAGGTTCTGCACGTGGAGAGTACGGAGAGCGTTTCTCTGATATTCAGATCCAATCAGGTTTCCGTGAATACTACAACTATGTAGGTGGTGCTGAAGCTCACGTTCACTATTCTGTTTCATCTCGTGCAGACTTGATGATCAAAGGTGGAATGAACTCTGACGGTACTGTTCCTGTTGTAGAGATCTGGAGAAACTTTGATAAGTCTTCTGATCCTTCTATCACCAACTTGGAATCTATGGTTTCTAAGATGGGTAAGGATTATGTTAAGCGTGCAATGGGTAACGGTTCATTGTCTCGTACTTTCTTGACTGCTATGGAAGCAGCTCACTTGACCAAAGTTGCATCTGACATCGAGACTTACTTGATGTGGGGACAAGGTGGTCGTGTTCGTCAAGATGGTCCAGACGATTTGCGTTTGTCTGTCGGTCTTTGGAAGCAGTTGGATAACTCTTTCAAGCGCGTATACAACAAATCTGGTTTCACTTTGGACTTGTTCCGTTCTGAAATCTATAACTTCTATGCTGGTAAAGTTGACTTCCAAGGACCAGATCCTAAGCGTCAATTGATCGTACAAACCGGTATGGGTGGTATGCGTATGGTTAACGAAGCTATTAAGAAAGAAGCAATCAACTCAGGTTTGTTGATCCAAGCTGCTGATATCGGTGCAATCACTGGTAAAGGTATGGACTTGAACTTCGGTTTTGCTTACACTTCTTACGTTATCCCATTCTTGGCAAACGTTAAGTTTGTATTGAACCCAGCGTTCGACAACTTGCATACTAACGACATTGAAAACCCAATCATCGATGGTTTCCCATTGTCTTCTTACAACTTCATTATCTTTGATATCACTGACAATACTAACGATAACATCTATATGTTGAAGTTGGGTTGGGATAATCAATTGAAGTGGTGGTACCAAAACGGAACCATGGATTACATGGGACGTACTCAAGGATTCCAGTCTTCTGGTCAATTCAATGGATACCGCGTATACATGACACAAATGATGCCTGCTATCTGGGTTAAAGACCCAACCAAGGTGTTGAAGATTGTTATGCGTAACCCAATCACCGGAGGTTCATTCTAATCTTAAAAAATGTAAAAATGGGGGAGAGGTAAAACTCTCCCCTTTTTTACTATATTTGTCAAACATAAAAACCAACAAAATTATGAGTTTCACAATGGTACAAGAACCGCTATCTAAAGCGGGTAGTATTTCAATTAAACCCTACGTCAATCAATCTGTTGACAACATGGGATTACAAAATTATGGATTAGCACTTTTTGAAGGTGTTTTTCATGAAGAACAATTAGCTTGTATTGAGCATAACGGAATCAAGCGTTATGTTACAGGTCTTAATGAATTTGCTCCAGAGATTAAGCTTATTCAAAATGTAGAACTTCGAGAAGCTAAAATCAGAGAGATTCGCAATGTAGTCAGTGAGTTAGAAAAACAACTTGCTGCTAATGTCATTAATCCAGACGATCCTGAGTTTTGGAATAAAGTAAAATTATTACGTCCAGACAATGATGAGTTCTGGGCAAAAATCACAATTCGTTGTGGTAACACTCCTGTCACTTTAGACCCTAATAAAGATCCTTACGATCTTATTAAGATATATGCAATCAACGCTGGTGGTTTTAGCATTATTGCTAAATCATACGAAGATGCTAAAGCAAAACCACGTCCACCTAAATTCTATTTAGATAAGTTTGAAGAGACTGCAAGTACAAAAACTGAAACTAAGAAGTTGCGTAATAAAGCACTTGCTGAACTTCAGAAGATGTTTGATAAGAATCTTAACAAATTATTCTATGTTGCTAAGATTATTGATCCAGCAGGCGCTACCTATAAGAAGACTACATCTTTTGATGTTATCTACGATATGATGGATAAGCACATTAATGGTGAAGGTGCTGAAAGAAATGCATCCCGTGCTGCTCAAGAGTTTTTGGATACATCTAATCTAGAAATGGAATCATTAAAGATGAAAGCTATTGTAAAAGATGCTATTTACTATCGTCTTCTTAATGCTAAATCAGATGGTTTCATCTATCACAAAACTTCTGGATCGATGCTAGGTCATAATGTTCAAGAAGTTACAGAGTACTTGAAGAATCCATTAAATGATAATATTCTAATGGAAATTACTAAAGGTGTAGAAAAGTACTGGAATAATTAGTATATTATTAGTATGGCAGCAAAAAAAGGTTTATACGCAAATATTCATGCAAAGAGAGCTCGCATTAAAGCAGGTTCTGGTGAAACAATGAGAACACCTGGAACTAAAGGTGCACCTACTAAACAAGATTTTGTTAAATCAGCAAAAACTGCTAAAAAGAAATAATATGGCACAATTAAAAATGTCTAAAGAAGACAAAGCTCGTGAAGAGCGTTGGAAAGTAGAATCTGCTATGGACACCATTCGCAGATATAACGAACTACAAAAAGATAAAGCTCTTTTAACTAAAGTTCGTACTGCTACAGAACAACAGTTAATGATGTTAGGTGGTATGGTTAAGAAGTCAGCACCTGCTCGTAAACCTAAGAAATAATGGCAAAGAAAAAGATCATTGAGTACAAAGGTACTAAAGCAGAAGAGCGTTACTCTTCTAAGTCTGCTGCTATGAAACACGAGAAATCAGAGGGTAAGAAAGAGGAGAAACGTGAGAAGATGTTAATGCGTAAAAAGAAGAAGTGATGGCGAAATCTGCTGCATGGACACGTAAAGCTGGTAAGTCACCTTCTGGTGGTCTTAATGAAAAAGGAAGAAAGTCTTATGAAAGACAGAATCCTGGTTCAGATTTAAAAGCACCACAACCTGAAGGTGGTCCTAGAAAGAGATCATTCTGTGCTAGAATGGAAGGTATGAAGAAGAAGAACACATCTAGTAAAACAGCAAACGATCCTAATAGTAGAATTAATAAATCACTCCGTAAATGGAAATGCTGAAACACTATGGCGAAGAAAGATAAAAAATGGATTCAGAAAGCAATCAACCCAGAACATAAGGGTTATTGTACTCCAATGACTAAACCTACGTGTACTCCTAAGAGGAAAGCACTTGCTAAAACTTTAAAACGAATCGCAAAAAATAAATAATCATGAAAGCTAAAAAATGTATGAAATGTGGTGGATCCATGAAGTATAAGTCTGGTGGATCTACAAGTTCTTTTGCTAAACTAGCACCTCCTTATGATAAAGCTACATATGCTGATAAGATTGCTGGCGCAAAGAAATCCTCTATGAAAAAAGGAGGAATGGTTAAAAAAGCTAGATAATAGTATGAATAATTTTACCCTGCAATTAAAAATTAAACAGCGTCTGAACAAGTTAGATAGTCAGGATTATGACAATCTACAATGTTGGCAGATAGTTGAAGCATTTAATAAAGCTCAACTACAATGTGTGCGTCGTCAAATTCAGGGTATTAATATTACAAAGACCGGAGACGAACAGACTAAAACACGTATAGACGATTTACAAATTCTTTTGAAGGAAACTCCAATTGATTTAAAAGAGTCAGATCTATACGTACAGTCTGATCCACTACCTTCTGACTATATGGCTTTTAAAAGAATTCATGGACATGCTAAAAAAGATTGCTGCGATAATCCTATGCGCATGACAATTACATATTTAGCAGAGGAAGAGAATGTACCTTTGTTGTTATCGGACGACTTAAAAAAACCTAGTTTTGAATGGGGTGAAACATTCTGTACTCTTGTAAGTAATCGTTTGCGTATATATACAAACAATGAATTCTTGATGCAGGATACTTCTATAATGTATTACAGAAAACCTCAGATGATTCAGATTGATGGTTGTGTTGATCCTTATACAACTCAGTTATCAACTAAGGAAGTTCCCTGTGAATTTAAAGATGATATTGCTGAAACACTTATTGATGAAGCAGTACAGATATTAGCTGGTGATATTGAGGCAATGAATGAATATCAAATAGCTTCACAAAGCACACAAGAAAATACATAAATATGAGACAACTGAAAATAGAAGGTGGTGGTGCATCCGCAGCAGCAATGAAACAAAAATCAAACATGATGTCAGCATTAGTGTTTGAATTATTAAACGGTGTAACTAAAATCCATATGGCACATCTTAAAACCACAAGTTACGCAGCACACATTGCAATGGGTGAGTTTTATGATGGTGTCGGTGATTTTGCTGATAGTCTTGCTGAACAATGGCAAGGTATTACAGAAACTTTGATGGATTTTCCCACATCTGCAGAATTACCAACTTGTAAAACGCCTGAAGAATGCGTTAAGTATTTAAGAGGATTATATACCATGTGTCAAAAAGTTCAGGATTCTTGTGAGCATTCTGAGATACTTAATACGATTGATGAAGTTAAATCATTGATTAATAGTACTAAGTATAAACTTATTTTCTTGAAATAATTTGGAGACTGTAAAAAGTCTTCGTATATTACTTATATATTTATAAAAACAAAAAACTATGAGTTATTTTAATCATGCTTTTAAAAAGACGTTTGTGGGAACAACCTCTTTTGTTCAGACTGAAGGAACAGCATCATCTGCGTTGTCAACAGGACAATTTACTTTTGTAAATCCTAACACTTGGACAATACCACCTGACTTGAATGATGGATCTACATTAGCATCACCTTTGGTGCTTGTTTCAGGTTCTATTCACACTAATGACAAAATTGGTCCTTTTCATGGAGGTTACACTGAAAGTGTAAAGTCTAAGATGATCAATCCTAAGTATATTAGTAAGTTTTACAGAGTAGATCCTTCTGATTTTAATGGTAGTGCTGCTCAACAAGCACAAATTTTGGTTGGTGCTACTTCAGCTTCATTTACTGGTAGCTGCGCTAAAACTTTTGATTGTGGTCAAACTTACAATTTGCGTTTGGATATCAAAGGATCTCCTGTATTGCGTACTTTGACTCGTAACACTTATTATACAAGTGCTGCTTACACTGGTTGTTGCGCTGATCCTACAATTGTAACTAACGTTAATCCTTTGATGGTATATGCTAAATGGGCGTTTGATTTCTTGAACTCTCCTTTGATTGCTCCTTTCATCAATGTTCAAGTTACTTACTCTTTGAATGATGGAGCTGATTGGTTACAACTTGCTCCAAGTTTTGCATACACTGATAATGGAGTACCTGTACCTGCTGGTGCTTCTTCTAATATGAACGAAACTCTTGGTACTACTTTGTCAGATTACTTGATGGGTAATGTAGCATTGCCTGGTGATGAAACTACTCTTGCTGGTTTGATTATCACTGGTGGTTATATTGATACTCGTTTCCAAGATTGTACTTTCTATCCTAATGATTCTATCATTGCTTTCATGGAGCCTGTTAAGATCTACGCTTCTGAAGTTGATTTGGGTGGAGATCCTTGTACTTTCTCTGGATTGTGTAACAATACTCAGTGTCTTCCTATACAAGGAAGTGGTTTTGGTGAGAATATAATTCGTGATCTTATCATGACTGAAGGTTACATGCAACAACCTTTCTATACTGGAACTGACTTACGTATTCGTGAAATCACTAACGGAGACGATGTTTACAATGTAATCGATCGTACTTCTCAGTATACTCGCTACTACATCCAACACAATGTACCTCGTTTCAATAATCCTACTAGTACTTTTGATAATGATCAATATTTGTTAGAGATTATTACTGATGGCACAGATGTAAATTTTCAAGATTTTGTATTACAATGGTTAGACAATGTTGGTAATCCTATAACACTTGAAGAATATACACCAGGTGGTACTTTTGAATGTACTCCTGTTCCAGCAGAAGTTGCACCCTAATTTATAGAAACTATTTAAAAAAACGGGGAAGGAATGATAAAGTTCCCTCCCCTTTTTTATTTTTACACAATATATTTGTAACTTATTAATATAATGGGAAAACATAAATTATCACTAGATATTCCGGATACACTAAATACATGTGTTTTACGTATTGAAGACACAAGTACTTATGATCCTACTATGACACCAGGTTCATTAACACTACAAGTGTTAGCACCTGGTTATACAAATGCTGGTAATTACTATCCATCAAGCACAAACTTCTCTTTGAATTTGACAGCTTGTGATTTAGGATTACAGCTAACTAACTGCTCAACAGTAAGAAACTCTATACCAGATGGTGTCTATGCTATTAAATATAGTGTAGCTCCTAACACTGATGTATATGTTGAATACAATCACTTGCGTATATCAGCAGCATTGGATAAGATTAATTCAATACTTTGTTGTTTAGATGTACCTAACTGTGAGCCTGTAAAACCTATTAAAGATAAGTTGCAAGAACTCAACTTACTTACAATGATGCTGAAAGCTGCAAAAGCTAGAGTAGAGTACTGTCACAATCCTAAACAAGGAATGGATATGTACACTTATGTTATGAATAAACTAACCAAGTTATCTTGCAGTTGCGGATGTGAAACATGCTAATTTTTAAAAACCAACTAATATGAGCAAATGTCCAAATTGTGGAGCAGCAATGAGCTGCGGATGTCAAAAAAGAGTATCACCTACAGGAACCGTAGGATGCAGTAAATGTATTAATCCTATGAAACAAGCAAACACAAATCCTCCAATTCACCAACCTATTAAATATAAATAATGGCATTAATAAGATCTTTTATATGGACCAGAACTCCTAGTCCTATTATATATCAAAATTTAGATACTGGTATATCTTGGGTTCAGAATTCAACAATACCAGATATTCCTTATAGAAATGGAATATACATTAGTAGATCTAATGCTGATCATTTTGTTGTATGCGGAAGTGGTGCAGGAGGTACAGAAGATCTTATTTACTATTCTTTAGACAACGGTGTAACTGTAACACAATCATCTATTACAGGGAATTTAGCATCAATGTCAGGTGATGTAAAACCTGCTGTGTTTATTGAAGGATCTAGAGTCTTTGTTTCAACACTAGCTGGTTTATATTATTCAGGAAACAGCGGTGCTACTTTTACCGTACTTGTTGAATATGATGATCCAGCATTTGATGGAGGAACCGTAATACCTTTTGGAGAACGTTCATTTACTCAAGTATATGCAAATGATAACTATGTTATTGTTGGTATATCTACAGATCCTAGTTCAGTTCTTTCTGGAAAACTCTATTTATCAAGTGATTCAGGACTTACATGGACATCATTAGATGATTCGGATATACCTTTACCAGGTGGTGGTTTTGGATCTACTATCGCTGGTGTCTATTGTTCTAATGATGGTGATAACATTGTAGCATTTGTATCTGGAAAC